ATTAATAACATGGTTAAAGTGCCGTTAGAACAAAATAAATTTGATGCTTTGTGTTCGTGGGTATATAACTTAGGTCCAACAAATTTAAAAAATTCAACTTTATTAACTGTTCTCAATCAAGAAAGATACAAAGAAGTTCCACAAGAAATTAAACGTTGGAACAAAGCTGGGGGTGTTGTCTTAAATGGTTTGGTAAGGAGAAGAGAAGCAGAAGCTTTGTTGTTTGAAAAAAAAGAATGGAGAAACGTATAAATGGCATACACCAAATTAACACTAAGACCTGGAATAAACAGAGAAGGTACGGCTTACGACAACGAGGGCGGTTGGTTTGATGGAAACTTAATTCGTTTTAGAAACGGACACGTAGAAAAATTTGGCGGTTGGGAAAAATTAAGTTCCAATACTTTTTTAGGAACAACAAGAGCTTTACACAATTGGATGAGCTTGGGTAGCAATCTTTATTTAGGATTAGGCACTACTTTTAAATATTACGTGAAAGAAGGAGACGTTTACAACGACGTTACTCCAATACGTGCAACCACGACTAACGGTATTGTTTTTGCAGCGACTAATGGCTCTTCTACTTTAACTGTTACCGACTCTTCGCATGGTGTTGTAGTAAATGATTTTGTAACTATATCAGGAGCTGCTACTTTAGGTGGCGTTGTAACCGCTGCTGTACTTAATCAAGAATATCAAGTTTCTTCAGTCACTTCAGCAAACGTTTACACAATAGTTGCTAAAGATACTAGCGGTGCAACAGTAACAGCCAACTCTAACGACAGTGGTAACGGTGGTGCGGGTGTGGATGGTGCTTATCAAATAAACGTAGGATTAGATGCCTATGTACCCTCTGCTGGTTGGGGATCAGGGACTTGGGGATCAGGCAACTTTGGATCAACAACTGCTATTAGTGCTACAGGACAATTAAGACTTTGGACGCACGATAATTTTGGTGAAGACTTAATTATTAATCCGCGTGGCGGTGGTATTTACAAGTGGGTACAAAACGATGGAATTGATACAAGAGCAGTAGATTTATCTGGTATAAGCGGAGCCAATTTGGTACCGACACTTGGTTTGCAAGTAATTACATCAGAAGTTGACAGGCATTTAATAGTATTGGGAGCCGATCCTATTGTGGGCAGCTCAAGAACTGGGTCTATAGACCCGATGCTTATTGCTTTTTCTGACCAAGAAAACGCATTAGAATTTGAACCATTAATTACAAATACCGCAGGATCTTTACGTTTATCAAGCGGTTCTAAAATTGTAGGAGCTGTTAAGTCCAGACAAGAAATAGTTATATTTAGTGATACTTCTGTTTACAGCATGCAATTCGTAGGTCCTCCATTTACTTTTGCTGTTAATTTAATAAACGAAGCTACAGGTTTAATAGGGCCTAAAGCAGCCGTTACAGGGGACGCTGGCATATATTTTATGAGTTACGGAAGTTTTTATATTTACAACGGCAGTGTGCAAAAATTACCTTGTTCTGTATTGGATTACGTATTTTCTGATTTTAACGTTGGACAAGCTTTTAAAATACATGCTTTTACCAATAGTGAAAATAATGAAGTGGGTTGGTTTTATCCATCTTCTTCAGCATCCGAGATAGATCGCTACGTTATTTACAACACACAAGAACAAGTTTGGTATTACGGAAATTTAGAAAGACACGCTTGGTTAGATTCTGGAGTAGAAAACTTTCCACAAGCTACAAACGATAATTACGTTTACCAACATGAAATAGGTTTTAATGATGATGGTAGTGCTATGACCAATGTTTTTATAGAATCTAGCGACTTTGATATAGGCGACGGCGACCAATTTTCTTCTATATCTTCCATTATACCTGACATACGTTTTTTACAAGACACCAACTCAGGTTCAGTAAACGTGGTAACCAAAGTAAGGAACTACCCAGGAGAGTCGTTAACCACTAAAGCTACATCAGAAATAAGCTCTAATACAACAAAAGCCAATATTAGAGCCAGAGGCAGGCAAGCTGTTGTACGAGTAGAATCAAATGATGACCAATCTGGTTCTGGAAACGTTTCACTAGGATGGAGACTTGGCGCTACTAGGCTTGACGTAAAAACCGATGGCAGAAGATGAGCAAACTGTTAGAAACTAGACTTCCTATCGAGTCTAATGAATTTGCTAATAGAGACACTTTTAATCGTTTGGTTAGAATACTAGAAATTAATCTAGGAACTTTTGATCCCGACTCAACACCTCAATACAACGACCAACAAATCAGCACTTTGGCTTTTTCTATTGGTGATGTAATATGGAACACATCCATTGGTGTATTACAAGTTTATATAGGTAATAGGTGGATACAGCTACATACTCCAGCAAATCCGCAGGGGTACGAACTGCAAGCATCGGTAGGATCTGTTTCTATTGAAACAAATGGAAACGTCACCGTAAGTTTAACTAGCTCCGTCTCAGGATGGAACATAGAAAATTGGTACTCATAGTAATATGCAAGCAGAACAAGACAACACATTTAACAACGTAACAAGACTTCCTCAGTCTGCAAGTCCTTACCTACTTAAAAATTTGTTGTTGGCCAACCCTTCAGATTGGTTTATAGAAAAGGAAACATTAGAACGTGCTAAACAATCGTTACCTGATTTAATAGAATTTTATAAAAAAGAAGGTGCAGACAATCCAAAAGAATCATCACTCAAACTTATAATAGAAGAGCCTATTAAGGACGTTTATAACGTACCCTTATTTTCCGACGTGTTTTGCAGACTAATGATGGATGAAATTGAGAATATGCAAAAACATTTTTCTTTTTCTCCTAATCCAGAAGAAGACAAGCTAAGACAAATACCAGAAATAGTACTAAATGAAATGGCGCCTGATCTATACAAATCTTTGATGGAAGTAGTTTTTTCAGTAGTTAATCCTATTTTTCTTACACTTTGGAATCGTCATGTAACGGACGGCGGAGTACAAATAGCAAATTACAATTTAAAAAACAAACAACAAGGTGCTTGGCATCACGATGCAAGTGCTGATATAAGTATGGTAGTCCCTTTAAATACAGGCGATTATGTGGGTGGCGGAACTGAATTTTTAAACAGAGGTGTTGTAAAACCACTACCCAAAGGCAACGCTCTAATCTTTCCAAGCTATACTCACATGCACCGAGGCTTACCTGTTAAATCAGGAGATCGGTATTTATTAGTATTTTGGCTTACAACTAAACGCGAAACATAGGTAGAATAGATATATTATGAATAGAATAGACTCAAACCGAAAAGGATTAGCTTCTTTAGGAAGAAACGAAGACAGTTATATGGCTCACGTCGCTCCAGGCGAAATGGTTGTACCACCTGTTATAACACCTGAAACCAGAAAACGCTTGCAACAAGAAATGAGAGCAGCAGGACTGTCGCCTGATAACTATACGGTAGGCGAAGGCATGTCCATCAACCCAATAACAGGATTACCTGAGTTTGGTTGGTTAAAGAAAACGTTTAAGTCAGTAGTAAAAGTAGCCAAAGTAGTAGCTCCTTTAGCTGTACTTGTTCCTGGAATCGGTACAGCATTTGGTGCTGTATTGGGTGGAATAGGTGGAGGAATTACAGCAGCACTAGGAACAATTGCACCAGGTCTTGCAAGTACTTTAGGAGGTTTAGGCACTTCAGCTATGACTGGTATAGCTAGCTTGGGAATACCAGGTGTTTCCAGTATGGCAGGCGGCGCAGCGCAAGGAATTAGCGGTTTAAAAGGATTAGGCAGTTTAAGTGGTATGCTAAAAGGCGGTCCGTTAGCAGGTTTAACAGGCGGAGGAGCAGCCACTGTTGACGTAGTAGCTAATGACACTTTAAGTGATATAGCTGCTAAGAATGGAATGAGTTTAGAACAATTAAAAGCAGCAAATCCTGATTTAGCTAGTGTCTTTGCAAATCCGCAATCTTTACAAATAGGAACCAAAATTAATATTCCAGGGTCAGGTGGGTTTGGCGGTTTATTTAGCGGGGGAGGAGCAGACGGAGTTGGAGATTATGGTGTGGTTGGAGATATAGGCGGCGGCATTACAGATCGTTTGGGTCTAACCAACTACGGCGGCGGAACTGCTCAAACGGGTGGCGGAGGAATGGGCGGCATGGGCGGTCTAGCAGGATTGGCTGGTATGGGACTTTTAGGAAAAGTGGTTTACGACGATTACAAAAGAAGAGAGGGCGGTATAGCCGACACTCCAAAAGTATCAATGGATCAATTAGGAAGGTACCAACTGGCATCCGATTTAGGGACTGGCGGTACTCGAGGTGAGTTTGGATTGGCCCCTGCACCTGTTAAATTAAACGTATCAGGCGGAGGTTTAATAGAAAACAGGATGTACTACGCCGAAGGCGGTATAGCCGAACTGGATATGCGTGAGGGTGGTGAATCAGAAGGAC